TTACCGCACCCCTCTCCCCCATATGCATAAATTCATCAATTTGTCAAGCGTTTTAGATAAATATTTCACAATGTGATAATGTGAGTGTTGAGTATTGACAATCCAGCATACTTATGCTAGCTACAAAATTGTATAACTATTTCACAATGTGGAATAAAAACTATTGACATAGGCTTCGCAATTCGTTACATTAGAACCATGGAAAACAACGAAGGAGTAGCAAAAATGGCTTATAACTTTGATAAGGAAATACTAGCAGGAGACTGGCTAATTCATGTAGACACTGAGAAGCAATATGGTTCTTTTGAGAATCAAGAGACGGGAACTGGAGGCGGTTTATGGTTCGAAAATAACGAGCTTACTGACTATGACGGAGTGTGGGAACTGCCTAGCAAAGTTATAAAAGCTTTAGTTGTCTTAGGTTTTAATGTAGACTATGTAACGGAGGAATAATCATGAATTTATCATATGAACAACGCATAGAACTATTGGATATTGTTAAGGAGGAGTATAGCAAGCAATGGAAAACCATTCTAGAGATTGACGCAAAATTTAAGTGTAATGACACGTCTATGAGGAACGATAAGGAAAACTATTGGATTAAGAAGCAAGCAGAAGCATACGATAGAAAACAACTATTGGACGGTATTAAGACAGAATTAACACTATCATTATAAACTGGTTATACCTAGGGTTTTACCTAATAGACTAGAACCCTAGAGTATGAGACAGTTAACCTAACAAGTGAGGAAATTATGAACCAATTAAAAGATGCATTTAGACTATTAGATGAGTTACAATCATACTTAGATATGACGGACGTACCTAGCGAGGCATTAGATACGTTGTATGCTGATATCATGAAGGCAAAACAAGCAATTAATGAGGAATTACGCAATGACAATTAAACTATCTAAAACCAGTAAACTAGACGGGATAATGTCTTGGAGTTTACAAGCTCTTGAGACTTGCCAAGGTTCAATCGGTAAGGACGGTCAACTAGTGCCGGCTTGTGCAGGATGCTACGCGACAACTGGTAATTACAGGTTCGCTAACGTTAAGAAGCCGAGAGAGTTTAACAAAGAAGACTGGAAACGTCCGGAGTGGGTAACTGATATGGTTCAAGCTTTAGATTCTAGCAGGTATTTCCGTTGGTTCGATAGTGGGGACATGTATGATTTAAAACTAGCCGAGAAGATTTACCAAGTGATGAAGCTAACACCATGGGTTAAGCATTGGCTACCAACTAGAATGCATAAGTTTAAAAAGTATGATACAATCATAAACGCAATGCAATCATTGGATAATGTAGTGGTTCGATTGTCTAGCGATAGCGTAACGGGTGAAACAATTAAGGGCTTGACAACATCCACGATTTTTAGTAATGTCTTACCTACTGGTGCATTTGAGTGTAAGGCATACGAGAATAACGGAAAGTGTAACGGATGCAGGGCTTGTTATTCTAAGGACGTGCAAGTAGTGGCATATAAAGCACATGGGGTTAAAATGGCAAAGGTAATTAAAATCTTATCAGTAAAAGGATAATATTATGGGACGATTATATACAATTCAACCGGACGATTTAGAACCAATAGAATTCACGCACTTTGACTGTTGGGACGATGACGATACAATGGAAAGTATTATACAATCATGGGAGGCAAGTTTAGGAATTACATTACCTAATGATTCATGGGATAGTGTTATCATGCAATTATTACGTAAAGGATATGACGTATACGAGGGAGATAATTTTATAGAGATATTTGAAAGCACTGAGGAGGATGCATAATGTATGAATACTATTTCGAAGGACGTAAACCTAGCAATGCTCAGGTATTAAAGAAGGTAAACGAAGCAATTAATCAAGGTCACAATACAATTGAGATATCATGGGGTGAGAATATGATATCGATCGAAAGGATGCATAATAAATTGTGGTATGGTTCAGGGTGGATTAAGAATATATCCGGCTCAGACTTAGCAACTAAAATTAATGATGCTATAATGAACCAGTTAAAGAGACACGTTAATAATCATTTTGAATTTGTAAAGGTAGGGTTTTAATATGGATAATATTGTAACGGTAACGCATAGGCATCGTGGTTCAGGCGGAGTGTATACTATAACAGGCACTGACGCGGACGCAGTAAAACATAGAGCCATGTTAGAAAAAAGTAACATAGATTATATGCAAAGCCCAATGGTTAGCGACTTAGGATTTAACGAGCATGGAGTATATAAAATGGAGGTTAAATATTATGGCTTGGATTGAAGACGATGAATGGTCACAGGATGCTAAACGCCAAGAGATTATGCAAAGTAAACGCGATACGATTGTCGATTACTACATGGTTAATATGCTTGATGAACCGGAGACTATTAGAGACGCATTAGATTATTACTTTAGTATTGCACCTAATTCAGATATTAATAGTATATATAAAGATTTATTTGGTAATCTAGACAGGAGATAACATGAGAGAAATTATTATGACAGGAGATGAGTTAGACGATGGCTCACTAACAGTTAACTTTGATTTACAGGATGATACAGGTATCTGTAATACAGGTGGTTATGTAATGGTAAGACAAGAAGACGTAGCATTTGTAATCACTTGCTTTGATGGTCAGGGAAATATTGTTAATGAATATGTAATGGATTATAACGAAGCATTTAACGGAGAATAATATGTACGACTTTGGAGAAGCACATCGAAAACAATTCTTGCATAGAGAAATGATCAGCAGAAAGCAGGAACGACAAGCACACTGGCTATTGCTTTTAACTAGTACCTATGTTATCATACACGTTGGAGTATATTTATGGAGAGTAAGTTGTTAAAGACTGAGATTGATTACGAGGAAAAGTATTGGAAGATTTTAGAAGAGTATGCAGAATTCTTACAATACTTAGGAAAGAAAGCACCACTAACATTACAAGCATGGAACGTGCATAAAGGATACGAAAATGAGCTATGAAGTTATCGCATATAATGAGAATCACGAAGCAAGTTTTATTCTAGGGCAATACAAAACATTAGATAAAGCTAACAAGGCAATTGATAGATACAATTCTAAACTAGATGATGACAATCCGTACATAGCATTTGAAGTGTATCAGGTATGGAGTAAGCAAGAGCTAGAGATGGCTAAAGAATTTGCTAGGGGTGTTGCATGTGGTGTTGTTGATGCAGGTAAAGTAGAATGGCTAGAAGATTACTGGCATGGTTATGGTCAACACAATGATATTAATATCTATCGCGATTATGACACTGGTAAAATTAAAGCAATGCTATATAATATTCATGGCAGTAACTTAGATCCATGCAGTGGTAAAGACTTAGGTGAGATAGATTTATCCACTGGTAAAGACTTAGGAGAAATAAAGTTATGAGAATCTACAAGATTTATGATGAAGATAACAACTTATATCGTGTAGTTAAAGACACTTACGAAAGAGATAAACTGATGGCATTGGATTCTAGATTTAGATGTGATACAATAGTTATGCATAAAGTTTTTAACAAGAAAGCTGACGCATATACTTGGGCATACAACAAGGTAGGAGAATGTTTATTATGAGATGCAGATGTTGTGATAAAAAACTTAGCGACTTTGAAGCAACAAGAAAGTCAATTAAAACCGGTGAGTATTTAGACATGTGCAACAAGTGCTACAATACCATTAGTAATCAAGTACTTAGCTACGAAAGATATGATTTATATGACGATGAAGACGAACAAGACACTAGAGAACAGATTGATTTGGACTATATTGGTGATACTTTTCAACATCCTATGGTTGACAGTAATGATTAAATGTGCTACCCTATCTATTAAATAATTACTTAATATATAATTATAATTATTATTATATATAATAAAGAAAGAATACTATGTTAGACTATGAAAGATATCAAGACGCAGAACAAGCTAACTATCACTTTACTTTGTCTGATTTAACAGACTTCATTGAGATATATGGATGGGATCAAGTGGTCTCTGATTTAAAAGAATACTATAACAAGAGGTTATACTATGCACAAAACAACAAGCAAGCTGATTAAAACACATGAACCATGTCCTGATTGTGGGTCTAGTGATGCATTAGCATACTATGATGATGGTCACACATATTGTTTTAGCTGTTCTAAGGTCACATTTAACAACGAGGTAGGCTCAGGTATTACCTCACATAAAATAACTCAACCAAGAGGCTCTATGAAAGAATTAGAAGCATTAAATAGTATGGAATCTGTAGCAGTTGTAGAACGTGGTATCACAAAACAAACTATGCACTACTATGGTGCAGGTTCTGATGGTAATAAGTACTACTTTCCGTACGCTGATAAGGATAACAAAACAGTAGCATGTAAGACACGTGGTGTTGAAGAGAAAACATTTGGTGTTATCGGTGACTGGAAGGATGCACAATTATTTGGACAGAACCTATTCAGTGCAGGTGGTAGAGCTATTACAATTACAGAAGGTGAGTTCGATGCACTAGCTGTATTTCAGATGACTGGTTCTAAGTATCCTGCTGTGTCTATCCGTAACGGTGCACACTCAGCACTTAAGGATTGTCGCAATGCATACGAATACTTAAACTCTTTTGATAAGATTGTATTGTGCTTCGATGCTGATGAGCAAGGACAACAAGCAACGAATCAAGTAGCTGAGTTGTTCGGTAGTAAGGTATGTATCTTCAAGCATAAGCCGGACATGAAGGATGCATGTGATTATCTAAGCAAAGGTAAGAGCAAGGAGTTTATCGATGCATGGTATAGTGCTGAGAAGTTTGTACCTGATGGTATCATTGCAGGTTCTAGTTTATGGGAAGAAGTTAATGCACCAGTTGAGAAGGCAGAAGTACTGTATCCGTACAATGGAATCAATGATCTAACATACGGTATCCGTAAGGCAGAATTAGTAACAGTAACAGCAGGTTCAGGACTAGGTAAGTCTCAGTTCTTACGTGAGATTGTATGGCAGATTCTTAACAAGAGTAATGATAATATTGGACTAATGTTCTTAGAGGAATCAGTTAAGAAAACTGCTAAGTCACTGATGAGTTTAGCTGTCAACAAGACACTACACTTACCTGATTGTGAGACTAACGAAGAGGAGTTACGCGATGCATTTGATAAAACAATGGGTACTGACAGGCTTTATTTGTTTGATCATTTCGGTAGTACTTCTATCGATAACATTATTAATCGAGTTCGTTACATGGCTAAGGGTTTAGATTGTAAGTATGTATTCGTTGACCACGTATCGATCATCGTATCAGCACAGGAATCAGGCGATGAACGTAAAGCAATTGATGAGATTATGACTAAGCTTCGTATGTTGGTACAAGAGACTGGCATTAGTTTGTTTGTTGTTTCACATCTGAAACGTCCAAGTGATAAAGGACATGAAGAAGGTGCAGCGACTTCACTAGCACAGCTACGTGGTTCAGGTTCAATTGCACAGCTAAGTGATATCGTTATTGGATTAGAACGTAACGGACAACATGAAGATAGTATCGAACGTAACACTACTCATGTTCGTGTATTAAAGAATAGATTCAGTGGACTGACTGGTAAAGCTTGTCGCCTACTGTACAATCGCGAGACCGGACGTATGACTGAGAGAGAGGAAGAACCTACACTATGAAGTATGTAATTTTATTTTTGTTCTCATTCTTTGGTGGCTTTGCTTACGGTTCGTTAGCTAACTATGTAGATAACATTGATCACTGCACTAGTTACAAAGGATGGACAGGATACAGAGCAATCAGTGATGGGTTTGAACGTAGATGTTTTTGGTTAGAGAATAGATTTCCTTACAGAGTTAGACAAGGAGTAGAAAGATTATGAAGCATAGACCTTGCGGTAATGGTAAAGGCGATACACCAAGACCAATAAAAGATAGAGAGAAGTTTGATAGTAATTGGGATGCAATCTTTAAGAAGAAAGGTAAAGATGAAGTGGACAGGAACAACACTGTGCCTAATAGGGATAGCACTAACAAGTCTTAATATCTTTCCATTGAATCTGTGGTTCGGGTTCATTGGTTCAGGATTGTGGGCACTGGCAGGATTAAAGAGTAAAGACTGGGCTTTATTTATTGTTGAGTTTGTTGCTGTATTAATGTATTTTTATGGTATAATATTGGTATGAAGATAATACTTGACATTGAAACTAATAAAGCACACGACCATATTTGGTTAGTTGTAACTAGAGAAGTTGAAACGGATGAGGTTAAAGTATGGACGGAAGTAAGCAAGTTACAAAGCTATTTGGACAGTTGCGATTTGATTATCATGCACAACGGAATAAGCTTCGATCAACCTGTACTAGAGAGGAACTGGAAAGTTACGATGAGCAAGAACCAAGTGTTCGATACGCTCGTGTTAAGTCGCCTGTTAGATCCAAGTCTAGAGGGAGGACATAGTTTAGAAGCATGGGGTGGTAGATTAGGTTTTCCTAAAGGAGACTTCGATGACTGGGATGGTGGTCTTACAGATGAGATGATTACTTACTGTGTCCAAGATACCTTAGTTACAAAGAAGCTGTATGAATACTTAATCAATCAATTTAATAAGCAGGGATTTGATAAAAGGAGTTTAGATCTTGAGTTTAATGTACAATATATTATCCACAAACAAACTGAAAATGGTTTTAAACTGGATGAAAGAAAAGCTATTGAGCTTCAAGCAGAGCTTACTAGTAAACTGGTTAATATTGAAGCTTCACTACAGAGTATATTCCCAACGAAAACAACTGAAAGATATTCAGAAAAGACAGGAAAGAAACTCACAGATAAAGTCGAAGTATTCAACCCCGGAAGTAGAAAGCAAATCGGTGAAAGGCTCATCGAAAAAGGGTGGAAGCCGAAAGTCTTCACAGACAAAGGACAACCAAAAGTTGACGAAACAACCCTCGAAGGAGTCGACATCCCCGAAGCGAAAGCAATCGCGGAATACTTGATGTTGCAGAAACGAATTGCTCAAATCAGTTCGTGGTTAAAAGAGATGAAGGAAGATGGACGTGTTCATGGTAGAGTTATTACTAACGGTGCAGTGACAGGACGTATGACACATATGAATCCTAACATGGCACAAGTACCTAACTCTAGTGCAGTATATGGACATGAGTGTAGAGATCTATGGACAGTAGAGAAAGGATATAAGTTAGTAGGTATTGATGCTTCTGGATTGGAGTTAAGAATGCTTGCTCACTATATGGAAGATGATGCATACACAAACGAAGTTGTATTGGGCGACATACATACGACCAATCAGAAAGCAGCGGGATTGCAAGAACGAAATCAAGCGAAGACTTTTATATATGCCTTTCTCTATGGGGCGGGTGCTGAAAAAATCGGGAAAATTGTGGGTGGTTCAAAACAAGAAGGACAGAAACTTATCGATACGTTTCTTAAGAACACCCCTAGTCTCGAAGCATTACGAAAGAAAGTGTCTAACACACTTCGCAAGGAAGCAACACTTCCGGGTCTTGATGGAAGGAGGTTACAGGTTAGGTCAGAACACTCGGCACTCAACACGTTATTACAGGGTGCAGGTGCAATTGTTATGAAGCAAGCTTTAGTTATCTTGAATGATAAACTTAGCAAGCTAGGAGTAGATTATAAATTCGTAGCCAACGTTCATGACGAATGGCAGATCGAAGTAGAAGAAGGTTATGAAGACCTCGTAGGAAAACTAGGTGTCAAGTCAATTGAGGATGCAGGCAAGAAACTAAATATGCGGTGTCCTTTGACTGGCGAATACAGAACAGGTAATACATGGAAGGAAACACATTAATGAATGAGAAGGTAAAACAAAGTATCTTAGAGATGCTACGGATGGGTGAAGACCCTGAAGAGTTAGCTGAATCTTTAAGAGAGTCACTAAACTATCTGCACTTGCTTAAGAGTTATGTGCCTAACCACGACATGGCAGATTTCTACCGTGCATATAAAGATGCGGACTTTCGACCATGATTATACCTGATGATACACAACCTTTAGTAACGTTAGGTATAGATGTTAATGATAAGTTAGTTGTTCTTTCTTATCTAGAATTAGAAGCACTTGTTGAGTTATTACACGATGCACTTGAAGTTATAACAACGCAAGATTTTATTGAAAACAATACCACATTACAGTAATCTGTGGTATAATATATGTGTAATTATTTTATAGGAGTAATACAATGGATGTAACAAAACCAATTCCAGTTAAAGTTGATTTGTTTTGGGCTTTCTTAAACGAACCTAATCAGATGAGTGAGAAGTATCAAGTTGATCTATGCAACTTATCTAAGGAAGCTGTTAAGAAACTTATGGATGTGGGTATTGAAGTTAAGAATGATGAACGTAAACCTGATCAAGGCTTCTACGTTACAGCTAAAAGCAAGATGTATCCTATCCTAGCTGTTGATCCTGATGGACGTAAGATTGATGTTAAGGTAGCTAACGGTTCAAAAGGTGTAGCGTTTATTAAACCGTACGAGTACTCTTTCAAAGGTAAGAAAGCCATGGGCGTAGGTGTTAGTAAGATTGTTATCCAAGAGCTAATCGCCTACGAGAAAGATGATACCTCGGTAGAAGATTTGAACGAAGCAGTCTAATGCAAATTGCATTGATTGATGGTGACATATTAGTTTATCGCATTGGCTTTGCTTCAGAAGATGAACCAGAGTCAATCGCGATGGCTAGATGTTGTGAGTTCATTGAAGATATTATTTTATTTAACGGATTCGATGAGTATCAAGGGTTCTTAACAGGTGGCGGTAACTACCGTAAAGACATAGCTAAGACAGCACCATACAAAGGAAATAGAAAAGCACCTAAGCCAAAGCATTACGATTTACTTCGTGAGTATATGACTACAGCATGGGGCTTTACTATGATTGAAGGACAAGAAGCTGATGACGCAATAGGTATTGCAGCGTATGCTTTAGATCCTGAAGAGTACTGTATCTGTACGATTGATAAAGACTTAGATATGATTCGCGGTAAGCATTACAACTTTGTTAAGGACTTCTTTTACAATGTGTCTGAAGAAGAATGTATCTTTAACTTTTATAAACAAATTCTTACTGGAGATAGAGTTGACAATATCATCGGTCTCAAGGGAATTGGAGACGTTAAAGCGAAAAGGATTCTTGAAAAATGCAAAGACGAAAAGGAAATGTATCTTGCTGTACTCGAAGCTTACGAGGGAAACGAGGAGCGAGTCTTGGAGAACGGTCAACTATTGTGGATAAGAAGACAAGCAAATCAGGTTTGGTTACCCCCAAGCTTATCTTGATTGAATGGCTTGACGCATTAGCACAAGGAGAATGGCACGAACCTAAGCGTGAGGATCTACATTGTAAGACAGTTGGATTCATTGTCTATGAAGATGATGAACAGATTGAATTAGCAGGTACGATTACTCATGGTATGTGTAACAATAGTATTACTCTGCCTAAGAGAATGGTACTAAAGAGAAAGGAAATTAAACTTGAAACCACAATCAGCAAAGGCAAAAGGAAGAAACCTGCAGAAGTGGGTACGAGACAAGATACTAGCAACGTTCCCATCACTACAGCAGGGTGATGTAAGAAGTACTAGTATGGGTGCAGGTGGTGAAGATGTACAGTTAAGTCCGGCTGCTAGAGAACTCTTTCCATTCCAAATAGAATGTAAGAACCTAGCTAAGATTGCTGTATATAACTACTACGAACAAGCTAAGGAGCACGGTTATCATCAACCAGTAGTGTTCATTAAGCAGAATCAAAGTAGACCACTTGCAATTGTAGATGCAGAATATTTCTTTAAGATGGTGAGTAAATGAGTTGCGGTAATCATTGTTATGAATCTAATATAAAAGAATTAGAGGAACAGCTATATGATCGTGAGTGTGAGATTGAAAACCTTGAAGTAGAAACAAGAATGATGAGAGCACGTATGGAACGGTTAGAAGTAGAGAACTTACAACTACAGAAACAAGTTGATGCGTTGCTCATCGTTGCTGAAGCTAAAGAAAAGGAACGATTAAAAGTAATACAGGAAGTATGGCAGAACACAATTCAAAAGTCATAAACTTTAGAACGTTCTTGCTATATAAACTAGCTAGATTACTAAGGAGGTTAAATGAAAATATTACTACTCGACATCGAGAGTAGTCCTAACGTAGCACATGTGTGGGGTATTTGGCAACAGAACGTAGGTTTAAACCAGTTAATGGAATCGTCCTATGTTCTATGTTGGGCAGCTAAGTGGCTAGGTGAAGATGAAGTTATGTTCGATTCTGTTCATGTGTCTAAACCTAAGAAGATGTTGCGGCGAATACATGAATTAATCTCCGCAGCTGATGCGGTGATTCACTACAACGGTACTAAGTTTGATATGCCTACGTTGAATAAAGAGTTCTTGTTACATGATATGAATCCTCCTGCTCCTTACAAGCAGATTGATTTGTTAAAGCAAGTACGTAGTCAGTTCAGATTCCCTAGCAATAAGCTTGATTATGTTGCTCAGAGATTAGGACTAGGTAGTAAGACTGCACACGAAGGGCATGAACTCTGGGTTAAGTGCATGGCTAATGATAAAGATGCATGGAAACGGATGGAGGAATACAATGTACAAGATGTGGTGTTACTTGAGAAGTTATATAACAGATTGTTACCTTGGATTAAGAATCATCCTAATCGCAATCATCACTCTGATACAGCTGTGTGCCCTAGTTGTGGAGGGAATCATCTTCAAAAGAGAGGGACTGCTATTACAACTACATCATCGTATCAAAGGTATCAGTGTAAAGATTGTGGATCGTGGAGTCAGGGGACTAAGCAGGTCAAGACATCAGTAGAGGTGAAAGCATTATGACAGTAAAAGAAGGATATCGTAACTATAGTGATTGCCCAGTTGCTATGCCTGATCTAGGTAAACCTATAACACTTGAAGATTATTTTGCCGGTTTAAATAAAATTTATGAAAATACAGGGAAAACAGTTAAAGATCAACAAGTTGCAGGTACTCATTATCAACGAGCAATACAGCCTTGGGACATTATATCTGAATGGGAGCTTGACTTTTGGGAAGGTAATGTGTTAAAATATTTGTTACGTTGGAAACATAAAGACGGTGTTCAAGACTTGAAGAAAGCTAAACACTATTTAGAATATTTAATTGAAAGGAATGAGAATGAAAGCACAAAAGATTAACTTTAATAAATTCTTTCCGGATGATAATGCATTCGTTACATTGACAGGTGTGTTTAATCCTACAGCAAAGGACATCTTTGATGATGAGTTTGACTTGGACTTAACTATCCAGTCAGCTACAGGTAGATTCGTTAACTTGTATTCATGGTGTGGTAAAGAGAACGACACACTTAAGCAATTGAAAGCAATCAACGAAGCTACAGCTAAAGCTATTAAGTTCTATGAAGATGTGATTGCTGCTAAGAAAGAAAAGAAAGCTAAAGCAAAACCAATTGTAGTAGAAAAGCGTGTTACTAAGCAACGTAAGTAAATACGATGACGTTGACGCTATTAGAATTACAAGAGAGGCTGAAACGTTTAGATGAGCTATCTCTTCTGGAGTTACTAAACATAACTTCAGAGGAGATAGTCGAGATGTTTATAGACCGTATTGAAGATAACTTTGATCAACTGGTAGATGAAGTTGATTATGATGGAGAAGACGAAAACGATGAGTAGATATGAATTAACACCCTACAATACGTTCATTGCTAAATCTAGGTACAGTCGTTACTTAGATGATCAAGGCAGACGTGAGCACTGGAATGAAACAGTAGCACGTTACTTTGATTTCATGACAAAGAACCTTAAAGAAAAGAATAACTATACCTTAACACCTGAGCTACGTGCAGAGCTAGAAGATGCAGTAGTACACTTAGATGTAGTACCTAGTATGAGAGCTATTATGACTGCAGGTGCAGCATTAGAGCGTCAGAACGTGGCTGCATTCAATTGTTCATATCTTCCTATCGATGACCCTAAAGCATTCGATGAAGCTATGTATATCTTGTTATGCGGTACTGGTGTAGGATTCTCAGTGGAGCAACAATATGTTAAGCAGTTACCTGAAGTACCGGATAAGTTGTTTGATAGTGAGACTACTATTGTGGTTTCCGATAGTAAAGAAGGGTGGGCAAAGTCGCTTCGTCAACTACTCGCTCTTCTATACTCTGGCGAAGTTCCAAAGTTTGACCTCTCCAAAGTTCGTCCTGCGGGTGCAAGACTTAAGACGTTTGGAGGAAGAGCCTCCGGAGCTAAGCCTTTGGAAGACTTGTTCAGATTTGTTATTAGTAAGTTCCGTGCCTCCACCGGTCGCAGGTTATCATCATTGGAGTGTCATGATATTCTGTGCAAAATCGGGGAAGTTGTTGTCGTGGGAGGGGTACGTAGATCTGCGATGATCTCATTGTCTGACTTGTCTGATGATAAAATGGCACATGCTAAAGCAGGATCATGGTGGGATGGACAAGGACAGAGAGCATTGGCTAACAACTCAGCAACATATACTGAGAAGCCAAGCATCGGTCAGTTCATGAGAGAGTGGACTAGTATTTATGAATCACATTCAGGTGAGAGAGGAATTTTTAATCGTGATGCATCACAGAAACAGGCTGCAAAGAATGGCAGACGAGACAGTACTTACGACTTTGGTACGAACCCTTGCTCTGAGATCATTCTTCGCCCTTATCAATTCTGTAATCTATCCTCTTGCATTGTTCGTAGTGATGATGATATGGCTAGTCTGGAACGTAAGATTAGGTTGGCTACGATTCTTGGAACGTTTCAAGCAACACTAACTAACTTCCCTTACCTACGTAAGATTTGGCAAAAGAACACTGAAGAAGAAGCGTTGTTAGGTGTATCAATGACAGGTATCTTAGATAACTCTTTGTTGAATAACCCTGATGATATTGAATTACCTTTTAGATTGGAGAAGTTAAGAGATGTGGCTATCGGAACGAACAGAGAATTTGCTGCTGCTGTTGGTATTAATCAGTCTGTTGCTGTTACAGCTGTTAAACCTGAAGGTACAGTTTCTCAGCTATGCAGCACTGCAAGCGGTATCCATCCTCAGCATTCTAAGTTTTATATCAGACGTGTACGTGCAGATAACAAAGACCCGCTGACACAGTTCATGATTCAGTCAGGCTTCGTAGCTGAACCATGTGTGATGAAACCTGAGAGTACTACAGTGTTTTCATTCCCTGTGAAGGTAGCTGATGGAGCTTTGTTACGTGAAGAGTTGTCTGCTTTACAGCACTTGAAGTTATGGTTGTTGTTCCAACGTCATTACTGTGAACATAAACCTTCAGTAACTATCAGTGTTAAAGAAGATGAATGGATGGAAGTTGGAGCTTGGGTATGGGAACACTTTGATGAGTGTACAGGAGTATCATTCCTGCCTTATGATGGAGGTACTTATAGACAAGCACCGTATGAAGAGTGTGATGAAGAAGCTTATAATCGATTGAAGCTGTTACAGCCTGAATCAATTGATTGGAGTAACTTTAAAGAGTATGATGATAACGTAGAAGGTGCTCAGATGTTATCTTGTACTGCAGGAGGATGTTCAATATGAGTATAGAACTTAGTGTAATACGAGGACTATCCTTTGGTATTGAATATCTTAATGGTGAAGACGCAGGAGATGATGACGTAGGAGTCTATGTTGTAATAGACTTAGGCTTCCTACGATTATTGTTTACTACGTTTAAGTAATCTGAATAACGACAGGACTAGTAGAGTTTTCTATTAGAGGCATTAAAGAACTCATAGCAACTTTACTAGATCCTATCCAATCTGAATGTCCATCCCAAGTCATACCGACCAAGATACAGCCCTCAGTGTTTGAAGAGTTGTTGCCTGTGTGAATTCGTACACCCGTAAACCCATCAACATCCATGAGTTGAGGTAGCTTAGATTGAAATCTGTTGGAGAAGGTAATAGCAACATTATAAACTCCTCTAGGTATTGCTGTTTCATTCTGAACCTTCCATTGACTTACTGGTTGTCCGTCTACTTCTCTAAACTTATCTTCTAAAGTATAGCAAATAGGTGCTAAACTAAATCCACTGTCTTCATATAACTGACCTACTGTGAATGTTTCACCAAAGTGTATACGTTTTAGGAATAATTTCATTTAGCTAAAGCCTTCTTAGTATAGAATAAAGTACGATCACCAAATAAATAGAAGCCAATCACTGCTGCAAAGTTATCCACATCAGTAGATACTGTACCTAGAGTATGTGTATAAGACCATGTTAGAAGAGCTATAGCAGCCACTAGAGGACGTTGTAATCTAACTACAGCTTCTACCCACATATAAGTAGGATTAGTTCCTCCTGCGTTGTTTAAAGCAGTGAACCACTTAAGATCCATTTCCTTCATAGAAACCCACTGCTCTACAGTAGCAGGTTTAAACTCATCAGGAGCTACGAATCTAGCTATTAATGATTTGCCTAGTTCAACTCCTAGCGGAGCAAAGGCAGCAAGTGCGGTAATTGGGTCTATGATTTACTCCTCAGCAATATCAATTCCAGATTTCTTCTGAATCTTCTTACGTACCATCTCTCTAACAAACTCAGGATCTTGACTCATCTCACCAGTCATAATCTTAGTAGCGATAGCACGTCCCTCTTTCATTTGTTTCTCAATCAAGTTCTTCTTAATTCCTTTAGGAATGTTCTCAAATCCCGGAGTATTAACTAAAGCATTTAGCTTCAATGTAATAAACTGACTTGATAGTTCTTGATAGCGAGATTGCTGTGCTGAATTAAGATCAACTCCTTTGAGTGATTTGCTTGGCATTGTGTAATCAACACCTGCATCTGATACAGCTTTCTGTACAGCAGTTTGCTCAGCACTACGGATAGGCATACCAGTGAATGCAGCAGCACCTTGCATCGGATTCTCTTGCACACCACCAAATAGATTGTATCTCTCAGGTAGTTGAGTACGTTGACCGGGAATACGATTAAGCACAGCTTCACCGAATGTATCAGTGATTCTTTGTGATTCGTCTGTTGCTTTAGCAAACTGAGCAACTGCACCGGGTACTGCTAGAGATGCAAAGCCTTTGATGAATGCTGAGCCATGTCTCTCAGGATCATTGATAGCTTGTACAACACCTGCGATACCTTGCAAGAAAGTCTTGTTAGCTAAGTTATTAGCCATTGCTGTTGTTGTCTGTAATGCAATATCAGAGATACGTCTATCATTAGGATTCTTAGAGTAGTAATCCTGTACTGTCTTAATGTTATCAGCAATGAATCCAAGAGTAGTTGCTAATGGTTCAATACGACCATAAGGAATCCACTTATCACCAATCTTAATAGAATACTCAGGGATACCTGCAGCTTGCATTGCAGCACGTTTACCCGGATCTCTAGGATATGAACCAGTAATCTCATTATTACCTACATGCATAGCTAATGTAACCATACCTGCCATACCCATAGCTGCTCTAGCTAATCGTTGTTCTTTAGTTAAGTATGCTTCAACAATTGGCTTACCTGCTGCATCTTTAACTAGCTTACCACCACTACGTTTAAGACGTGTTGGAGTAGCACCCGGTAATAATCCTAATGGAGTATAGCTGATACCGTCTTTAAGAATGTTTAAAGGTGTCTTAACAAAAGGAATAACAAGAGCAACACCGGGGTTATTAGATTTCAATCTCAATAGATCGTTACCTAGTTTACCTAAGTCTGCTTGGAAAGTATTTAACTTAGCATACTCTTTAGCAGCAGTAACAATTTCTTTTAGATCTTTCTGTCTAACACCTTTGATGTTTGCGTTCAATAGATTCTCAGACCAGTTTAAGTCTTTTAAATCTACTTTCTTAAGTGCATTGAATACTTCTGATTCTTTACCTTTGAATCTGCCTGAGTAAGCTAGTTTATAGAACTGATCATATAGTTCCATCTTACGGAAGTAAGTCTTAAAGAACTCATCGATACCAACTGATGGACGAGTACCGATAGTACGTACTACATTACCTGCAATCTGCTCAGCCTTTGATGCGTTTGCTTGTCTACCGATAGCACCTTGTACATCACCTAAGTTATCTAGTGCTTGACCAGACATAAATCCAGACTTACCAAAGAATAAAGCTTCCTTGAAAGAATCAGTTAAAGCAGACAATGAAGCACCTGCTCTACGGAACTGTAAGAATCTAGATGAACCCGGAGTTAAAGTAAGAATAGTATTCTCAATACCATTCAATAACATCTTAACAGGAGGAGACATCGCGTTAACTACAGCTGTCTGAATACCTGATGTATATACGTTAGTGATTAGTTCAGAGAACTTCTGACCAATTGTAGGTTCTTTTTGTAGATCTTTAGCAAGCTTAGCAATAGCTACAGTAGCATCAACTGAACCGTTAGCTGCTTCAGCTTTAATCTTAGATACAGAATCAATGAGATTCATTACATCGTCTTCACCAACTCCTTTACCTCTACCTGATTCAAGCAACTTCATTAGGTTACGTAGGCTACCAAACATTTCAACTGTAGACTTATCACCTAATAATCTACCTGCTTGTGAACGGTTGCCTAGAACCTGAGCAGTTACGTTTAAGAACTGGTTAGCAGAGTCTCTAATAAGCATCTGTGCTTCACGCTCAGGAACACCGCTAGAGATCATATCACGATAGAATGTATCTAGATTCGTGAAAGAATCCATCTGTTGTTGTAACCAAGGAAGCACTGCTTGTTGATATTTCTGAGGAATAATCTCACCAATATTTCTACCTAGATATGCATCAATTGCGGCAGATACTGGAGGAGCTGGTGCAGTATCAGGAACTCTTAGGTTATTAATGTCATCTACTTTTGTCTGTAATAGACGGATAGAATCAGCATTACGTTCTACGTTCCATTGACGAAGTGCTTGTAAGTTCTTAGCATAGAACTGATTACCTTCATCTAATACACCTTGAATCTTGAATAGAGGAATCTTACCAAACTCATAAGGAGTGGTATACTCTTTGATTGAATCAATGAACGGTGTGAAGTCACCTGTTTGAACAGCTTTGTTTAATTCTTCTTGAGCTGCTTTACGTGCAACTGAATCAACTTGATCCATTGCATCAAAGATAGGTTTAAATTCACCTGCAGAATCTGTTTGCTTAATAGCTGTAGCATTAGGAACATCTTGCTCAATATCACCAGCAATCTTTGCTTTGTTCTCTGGAGCATACTGATCCATTGTCTTAGCAGCAGTCTCAGCATCAGTTACATCAATACCTGTCTTAGCTTTGATATGAGCAGCAATCTCTTGTTCAGTTTTAGCACCTGCTTTGATAGCATCATCAGCTAACTCAGCAGCTACTTTACGACCAAATCTACCACCAATAACACCCAATAAACCACCAAGCACAGCACCACCGCCTGCACCAATAGCTGTAGATGTTAGTCTAGAGAAGTCTTCTTCAGGATTATAGATAGGTTGTAATGCTCCACCTACAGCACCGCCAATAGCACCGGCTGCAGCAACACCTTTAGCACCTTTGAATAATACAGAACCGGGAATTAAAGTAGATGGGTTTACTAATCCACCTGCAATAGTACCTAAGACACCTGATACAGGATTCTCAGATTCCATCTGTCTACGTAGAGATTCCTCAGCAGTATCTAGTTGACCACCTAATAACTGGTAAGCACCTTTAACTTCTGATCCTACTTCTTGCTTAGCAGATTGTACAAACGTTTCAAAAGGAGTAGCATTTGTTTTGTTTAAATACTGAATGATATCCTTGTTAGAGTAGCCAGCTTCTAAAGCACCTTGAATGTTAAAACCTGATTCATTTGCTAAATAACCTGCAATCTCTTCGTCTGTATAACCTGCTTTCTTTGCACCTAGTACATCGAATCCAGCCATGTTATAGTCCTAATTGTTGTGCTAATACAGCTTTCTGTTGTTCGTTCAATAAACTTACATTGACGTTAGGCATTGCTCTTTGAATAGCATAGTCACGTTCTTGTGTAGGTGTAGGAGGAACTACTGGTTTAGGAATTACTGGAACACCTGACCAAGTTGTTTGTTGAGCAGGAGCTGCAGCAGGAGGTTGATTAGCTTGTCCACCACCTGTGGCAAAAGAACTCAATGAAGGTTTCTCTTTACCATCTCCTTCTTTAGTAGTTGGTTTAGAACCACCAAAGTCCAAGAACTTCTTAGCAACTTCAGGATCAACTTCTTTAAACTCAATAGCACCTGTTTTCTTGTTGATTGTTTGAACACCGATTGGAGCACCTGCAGCGTTATTAATAACTTTCCAATCAAACTTGCCTGATTCAATACGATCTTTAACTTCGTTAGTTTGAGCATTGAGACGAGCAATCTCAGCCTTAGTCTTAGCAATATCAAGACCACGAGTTTCATCAATACGTGTCTTAAGGTTAGCAAGACGCATAGCTTCTGCTTCATTACCATCTCTAAGTGCTTGTTCAATCTTAGCAGGAATAAGTTCAGGAGACTTCTCATACAACTGAGCTTCTTTAAGTTGTAGTTCAGTAGAAGTTGTTCTAGCTTTCTGTGCTTCTTGAGCAGCCATTAAAGCTTGTTGACCTAACTCAGGATCTTGTGAGTATGCTTTCTGTAGAGCAGTAAAGAACTGTTCTGGATTAGCAGCAGGATCAATCTGAGAAGCTACTTGATTATAGATACCTTGAATCTTAGATACTTTATTTAATAAAGGATCATTGATATCAAAGAATCCTTTGTCTTGTGCTAAGTTAGCAAGACCACCACCAAGCATACCACCTAAACGTGCAGCAAATTGTTGTTGTGGATTAGTGATTGCAGCAAAAGCTTTCTCACGATCAGCAAGAATCTGACGCTGTACTACAGCAGGATCAGATGTAAGATTTAATTGTTGTGATGCTGGGATACCCATAATTAATAGCTCCTATTTACGCTAGAAGGTAAACTACTTAGACCTGTATTACCACCAAACCAACTAGATATACCAGAGAATGGATTAGACATGCTAGAGAAAGGACTCTTCATACCGCCTGTACCAGTAGCTGCACCAATAGCACTAGATAAGAACTGAGCATTGATTGCATTAGCTTGTTGTACACCTTGGTAAGCTGTATTAGCAGCGTTTTGGAATCCTTGGTTGTAGATCTGTGCACCTGCCTGTTGACCCGGCATAGATGCTTGACCTAACTGCATACCTAATTGATATGGTTGTTGAGCCATTGTTTCAACACTAGAAGATAATCCTAGTTGTGTTTGTAATGGACTATAAGCACCTACTTGACCTTGTACTTGAGAACCTAATAAACCAGCACCAGTACCAAACAATCCTGCACCATACATAGTACGTTGTTGACCTGCTTGTTCTGCGTTAGCAGCTAGTGCAGCATCTTGTTGAGCAAGTGCATTGTAGTAAGCAGCCATCTCAGGATTAGTCGCTTGTAAACCAGTAGATGTACCGCCAGTAGCTAAACCACCACGACCTGATTGGAATAATCTATTACGAATACCTGCTAGTTGTTGCTCTCTTCCACCAGCTAGTAAACCTTGTTGAGCTGTCATATAATCTTGAGCAGCTTGTTCAGGAGACTTAGCTAAGTATTGTTGACCAAGATTAAATAGACCAGTAGCAGCAGTTCCTAATGGAGCATACTGAGCACCCGTCTGTTCTGCTTGAGTCATTCCTTGACCGAACTGACCAAACAATCGTTCTTGTAGAGCAGCTAACTCAGGAGCAGGAGTATAACCAGCACTAGACACATAAGGCATTCCAGTCTCTGGATCAATCTCTCTTGTGAATTGTGAGCTACCAAACCTAGTAGTCATTCCTACTGGTCTGAATGTAGCAGCGGCTGCCGCATCTTGTGCAGCCTGACGTTGTTGTTCTGCTGCAGCATTAGCGGCTTTTCTTGTTGAACTAGCTCCTGTTAAAGGATCTAAGATTGAACTAACAATACCACCCATTATAAACTCCTTGTGTAGACTAAGCCTACTTTACCATTGTTTAAATTCATTTTATCAATTACACTCCAACCTGTTACTTCACCGAACTTAGCTAGTTTATGATTATCCTCTTCTACTAAAGCTACTAAGGGCACATCTACTAAGTATTGTAATAAGTTTAAATCTTCTAAGTATCTTGCTTTAACAAACGGTGTCCAGTTACGAACATCTGTATGAAACCACAACATATCTGCATAACTTTCTAGATACATTGTATAGTCAGTACGATTAACTACAGGTACTTTCATTAAGATTTCATAATGTAGCAAAGAGCATAGTACGGTGGAAGATTCTTATTAGTTCCACTTTCACCAGTAGATGCGTTAGTTGTAGCTACAGTAATACCTGTTGTTGATGTAGATGTATTTAAATAACCAGCATTGCTGTCTGAGTATTGGTGTGAAGAAATACTTCCAGCATCTTTATCACGAATGTATTGGTGACTATGACCGGGGTCTGTTACAACTGAAGTTGCAGTATGTGTATGCGATACAACAACAGCATCTGCAGAACCTCCAGTAGCACCTACAGCATATGTTGAACCAGCACCTACAACAAATTTATCTCTTAAATCAGGAGTACCGCTAGAACCATTACATAATAACCAACCACTTGGAATACTTGCTGCAGACCCTGACCACAACATAATCATACCGGTTACAAATGTTTGTAAACTATTTACAGCATTAGTACAAAAAGCTGTAGTAGCTACTTGTGTTGTATTAGAACCAGCTGTAGCTGTAGGAGCTGTAGGAGTTCCTGTAAAAGCTGGACTAGCAATATCAGCTTTAGAACTAATAGCACCCGCTAATGCATTAAACTCGTTATCTAATTCTGTACCCTTAACAATCTTGTTAGAGTCACCTGTAGGTAGTGTATCTTTAGTGGCAAAGTTCGTTGCCTTAACGTAATTACTCATAGTGTTTTACCTTGTTTAAGGAAGAAATCTATCTTCTGGATTGAAAGAGGAGTACCATCAATGTCTGATTCAAAACCAATTTGTACTACTGTACCTGATCCTGATGCAGGAATGTTAGCTGTATCAAGAGCAATACCGTTAGTGTAAGTAGCAATACCATATTCAGCTGAACCATACTCATATACTTCTACACGTTGTAATGTAATACCGCGAGAGAAATAGTTACGAGTATAATCATAACCCCATTTAACAGCAATAGGTTGATTAGAGCCTCCGATAGCTACTACGTTAATCTTCTTAAGAATCTTAATTTGAGTAGCATTATCAAAGTCAAAGTAGTTAGTAAAGTAAGACATACGATATGTAACACCGTTGTCTTCATAAGTATCATACTTACCGATATAACCCGGCTTACCTATTAATAGTTCTCTGTCTTGCGTAACACAGAATGCTGTAGGTTTAATATTCTTCCAGATTGTTGTTCTTGCTGCACCGTTCTCTAATGCACCTCTTGTATCAAAACAATAAGTAAATCCTGTAGAAGGTAATGCTAATAGATAGAAAGCATCAGTAGGATAATATGTTGCTTTGATGTACTTTAATGTTTCAGAAGCTACGTTAGATAATAACTCATCTCGTACGTTCTTAGACACATCTCTAAACGGTACAGACTTCTCTTGAATTACACGTTGTAAAGATTGTACACCAATGGCTGACAAGAACATTAAGTCAGTACCAATAGATGCCACAGAATCTCTAGCAATACATCCAATACCTGTAATCAAATCTGCTAAAGTTAATGTAGACGGATCTTGAGGATTTGAATAAATAACAATATGCTTCTCACAAAAGATAATCAAGAATCCATTATGAGCAGCTAAGGCTACGATAGGATCATTATTAGGTACAACTTCAGAAATATTTAAGTAACCTGAAGTACCTGTCTGCCATTCAGCAGGGTTTAATAAGTCACTAAAGTATACTGTTTGTTTATCACCACTAATATCAGCTACCCAAGTACGACCAAAAGCTGTTAATACTGTGTTAGGAATAAAGTCACTTACTGAATATCCTACAGGTAAGTGTGTAGCAATATCACCTAATCTTTGTAAACCATATCCACCTGTATGAGCATGAGCAGTAGCACCTAGTTTATGGTACACTAATGGTGCATGTCCTTCTTGTACTAGGATAGCATGCCCTGATGGGGTAGCTCCTGTATCATAAGGCATACCACTGATCTGCCAGTTATCATCAGTAATAGTATAAGCTAAGTTAGCTGTATCTGTACCGTTACGTACAACTAGCTCTGTAAGCGTTGTAGAGCCGCTATAAAGCTTGTTATTAGCAGCAGATAGGATAGTATTACCATCGTCTTTAACAAGCTCATAGATAGCTTTAAAGCTTCCTGTAGAGGCTGCTGAACTATTTACTGGAATCCATCCTTTACGTGCACCAATACGACCGTATTTATCAATAACACAGTTGTTAGCTTCCAAGGCAAAACCACTAGATAGCTGAATAGAACTATCTTGTGTATTAAGACCAAAGAAGCCCGGTGCTGCAATAGTACCAGTTAATAACTGTTCAGCCATCAGCTTGCCATCCATTCAGATTCTTCATTATATCTGCTTGATTCAATAGCAATAGCATCTGCTAAAGACTGTTGATAGAATGCATACATTTCACCTGACATAATACCACCGTCTTCACCACGTTCAGCTAAAGCTCTAGCAGTAGCATTGAAGATAACTGGTTCGTGCGGTACTAAAAGAATATCAGCATCAGCAGATAATGGAAGTTGAGGCTTAGTAATATTAAATCTTAGATTATAAGCACCATCAGGAATAGGGTATAAATCTACCTGAGTATCTCCGTTAGCATCAGTACCGTTAAAGTTATAATAACGAGGAGAACCTTTCTCAGCACTCGTCATTAAGAATAAACGATTCATTTCATTAACTGTTTGATACTTTAGAAAGTAATCAGAAGTATCATTAATAACATCGATAACTCTAAATCTTTGACCTGATCCTACTAATACATAGTTAAAGATATCAGAAGTAGTTGTAGCTGATAATGTATCTGATAATGCATTCCAGTTATAAGCATCTTCAACTAATCTCTTAGCATCATTAACAAACTCACCGATCATCTTAGAATAAGCGTTGTCATTCACTGATGAAACCTCAGTTTCTCTCAGTCTTCTAAGTACGCTATTGACAAGTTGTACGTAGTTCATTATAATCCTTTTATTTATTCATATATTATACCATAACTTTTTATAAAAGTCAAGTATTATTTTACCATTTTACTTTATCAGCCCAATATGCCGCACTCATTTTACCTTTAGCTATGTTTTTAGCATGCCTAGCTTCAAAGCTTTTCTTACGTGCTTTCTCTGATTCTGTCTTAGGATTAGATCCTGCACCTTTAACACCTTGCTGACCAAAGCGAATAGTCTTAACTTGATCACCTTCTTTAGCTACTACCACATGCGACTTAGTAGGATGGCTTGGGGTTGCTTTAGGTTTATTATATCCTGAAACACCGGCACGTTCTAGTCTAGAATCTTTTTTCATTTCTTTTTCTTTGGCTTCATTTTAGCTTCTGACATAGCAATAGCGATAGCTTGCTGACGACTCTTAACTACTTTACCGCCTTTACCTGAATGAAGAGTTCCGGTCTTGAACTCGTGCATTACTTTACCTACTTTAGCCTGTTGCTTCTTAGTTGCCATAATTATGATCCATTCTGATAAGATGTGTTTTGATGAATTTCTACAGTGAAAATAACTGAGAATGTTGAACCTGCTGCTGGTGTTACTGTTAAGTAATCTCCTTCATCCATTACCATCCGTCCGTCAGAGAACTGTAAAAACTCTCCTGCACCTAGAGATTTAGCACCTACAATAGTTACAGTAGATCCATAACTAACATCATGCCAACCTGCTGATACAGAGTTAGTTGATCCGCCGCCATTAGCAATAAATAATAATGTAGCAATAGCTTTGCAACCTTTAGGAACAGTATAAACTGTATTGGCTGTACCTGCTGTCAGGTTCTTACCAACTGTAAGTTCTCTCACTATTTACTCCAATGACTTGTTATAAAGGTTATTAAACCACCAACACCTGATGCAATTACCATGCCCATCCAGAAACCACCCTTAGATTTGTTGGCTAATTCAAGAAGTTCTTCCATTCCAGATTCTAGCTTATCAATCTTTTTCTCCATAGCTTCTACCTGAGCTACAAGCTTACCGTACTTATATAGGTCTACTCCGTTCTCTGTAGTCATGCTTATTCATCCGATGGTAATGGTGTGTTGCCTTCTTCTACCCACTTTAGGTATGCTTGGTAATCTGTGTTGGCTGGGTCAAATGGGATGAAGGCATTGTCTACTAATCTTTTAACAGAAGAAGGTTCTTTTGTTGGGCTAATTTTTATTAATTTATACATAATTAAAGCTCCGCATTAGCAGAAAAATTATAATAGTGAAGTGTATTTGTTTGCGCAGCTCCAGACTGACCAATAAAGGCAACATTTTGTGTAGCTGCTGCTACACCATAAGAACCACCAGCTCCGTTTGGGTATCCACTTTGAGTAATTTTCTCAATAGTTGGTATTGCTCGTTTTACTACTCTAAACCTTAATGGATTTATATATCTCCAACTTGAATAATAATTACCAGCTTCAGGTATTTCTCCACTTTCAACTACTTCGTAGTACCTCTCACATAGCTGCAATTCCATTCCATAAGGTCTGTAATCAAAGCTAGTAGCAGTAGAGCCTTTTTCTAGTTGAACTCCTGTGATGTAGAAGGTAGCTCCGTTTGTGCCGACTACTGATGTTGCTCCTGTTGCTGAACGATAATCGGCAGCAGCCCATGAACCAGCAGTTCCATTATAAGAAGAACCAGTACCCATATTAAAATAAAGTTCAATGGCATTTCCATTTGTTGTATTCCATGAACCTGCTGTTGCACCGCTAATTACTATTGATTTTTGTTCCCATGTATTAGCAGCTGAAATTGTATAACTAAAAGGAAATGAATAAGACGAAGTTCCACTTTTTACAGAACCACCAAATGTACCAGTTAGGCTTGAACGAACCCAAAACGATAAAACAACTGATGATGCAGATGATGTTCCCCAAGAAAAATCAGCAGAGCTATATCCTTCTATTTTTTGACGAATAGAAATCACATCAGTAGATGCAACTGAATAAGCTCCAGTTGAAGTAATTCCAAGATAATTGGAGAAGCCATTAGGCGGTGTTACTGAACCAGCATTTTGTTGGACTGTAAATCTTGATGCACCTGAATTATTTTGTACATCCCATCTATCTAGTGTGTAAACACCACTTGTTCCATTAACACTAGCACCAGCATTTCTCTGGTCAATCATCATTGCACCATTGATGATGCGGTTCTTAAAGCCAAAGCCACTAGCACCAGTAGCTTGAGAAGTACCGTCAGCAAAGACTAAACCAGTTGTTCCATTAATTGCTACACTCATTGTTGCTCCTCTGCTGGTAAAGGTTCATTACCTTCACTTAACCATTTAAGATATGCTTGATAGTCTGTGTTGTCTGGATTAAAGGGGATACAAAGACCATCATTCCTCTGAACTGATGCAGGAGTTCCCATAAACCCATTTACTAATTTATATGTAATCATCATAGCTCCGCACTAAAATCAACATAACTACCTGTACCATCTATAAGAGCAATAGCATGACCTTGTGTCATTCCAGTAGTACCGATCTGTGTATAAACACCTTTTGTACCAAAGGCTACAGTACCAGTAGCTGATACACCATAGTTTGTATTATTTCCTTGAAGTAAAAAACTACCATTAGAACTATAGGAAACTGAAGGAGCTGTTCTTTTTTCTACTTGAAAACCAAGGAATCCTCTAAACACAGTAGCTTGTGTAGCCATGCCTGAGCAGAATACATTATTACCAGTATTGGAAATCTTCTCATAGTATCTTTGACACAAAGCTAATTCAGTACCATAAGGGCGATAGTCAAAGCTAGTAGCAGTAGAGCCTTTTTCTAGTTGAACTCCTGTTATACGAATAGTTTTGCTTGCAGCACTACCAAATTGCATATCCAGCAAAACACCGTTTGAAGCTCCTGCTGGTAGAGTGAATGTTTTACTAAAGTAAGTATATTGTCCGCCAGTCAAAGTTATAGACTGACCAGTCAAATATGTTGCACCACTTCCCCAGTTATCTGAACTACCTGAAGCTGGAGTTGCAAGATACACCGTTCCTGTAGCCGAACCAACGGTATCTATATAAACATAGCCTGATAATGTCACTGTTTGTGAAGCCAAATCTTGACAATTTAATGCTTCAATCCGTTGTGCAAATGAAACAAGTGTTACACCAGTTCCGCAAACAAGTTGAGCAGCATAACCAAATCCAGATAGTGATGCTGCCACTCTTTGTATAGTGCCAGTTCCACCAGCAATAGATGGATACCAACGGTCTAAAGTATAAGCACCACTAATTGAAACACTAGCACCAGCATTCCTTTGGTCAATAACCATGTTGCCATTGATGATCCTATTCTTAAACTGTCCTTGGTTTGCTGATTGAGCAATACCTTGAGCTTTACTCATTATTGAACTCCATCTAATTGTTCTTGTGTTGGTCTAGGCAATGTAGGGTGTTCCCACTTAGCAATGTAGTCGCCTTTACCGTCTGAGTCATTCTGTAAAGTGATGACAGTCATAAAGTCATTAGGCTGTAACTCTGGATACAAAGTAATAATTTTATTGTATAGCATTATGCTGCCCTCACTAAGAAGCCTTGAAAGTGTGTTCCGCCTTTATTAATACTTGGGCTTGCTCCATTAGAGTAAGCATATAGCTCAATATAATCAGTTGAACCATTAAAATACATAAGATTGCTAAATGCTAAGTGTGTTCCATTTGTACTGCTACTAAAGTTTACATATACTTCTGGTGACATTCCGCTACCATTTTTATATAACTGTGCATACATATCAGAAGCACTACCAAGAACATAACAAACAACATTAATTTGATAATATCCAGCAGTTGTTGGTAAAAACTTTGAATTTGTTGTATCAAAATAATTTGAAGTATCAAATTCTTCTGCATTAAATGTTACTTTTGTCCAAGTATTTTGTGATATTGTTTGATTTGCAGATTTATAAGCACTAAAAACTGGACTTGTTGTTGGTAGCTGTGATGTTAAAGCAACAGTACCAGTCTGTGCAGGTAAAGTTAAAGTATAGTTACTAGCTGTTGTTGGTTCTTGTAGAGTAACTGAACCACCGCTAGAAGAATTTAATTTAACTGCCATATTATTCTCCCTTTGGATATTTAGCTTTTACTGCATTACAAGCATCAATATAAGCCTGTATCTGTGCTTGGTCACCTTTAACAACACCGTCTAAGTAGTCTCTAAAGTCTGGGTATTCTGTTGCTCTTTGTTGTTTGTATTCGTTAGCTTGAACTAATGCTTCTGCTTGAGCTTTGTCGTATGAAACTACATTGCCATTAACATCGTAGGCAACATCACCACGAATAGTAACAATGGATTGATTAAGTTGATAAATAGCATCATGTAACTTCATGCTGCAATCTCCATAAGAATAATAGACCCAACAGTTCCAGACTCAAAAGCTCTAATGCTTTGTCCGCTACCACTTCGCATATATGTAGAATATGTTGTAGAAGATGTTGTTGAAGGGGAATCTAAATAACTTAATGCAACTTGAAAAGAATAAGGATTATTCACATTGCCATACCATTGCAACATTCCATAAGATGAGTGACCTAGATTAGTAGACCCTCTATAAATTGTATGCCAACTTTGCTGATATGTTGTTGTGTCTAGTGCTGTGTAAGAAGCAACAATTAATATTTTACTTGAAGAACTTGATGGTGTTATTGATGCAGATAAACCTGTTGTTACAAAAGATGTAGAAGTAGTTGCTGTTTGAGTTGAATAAGTAGAATTAACAACCTGAATAACACTCCCACTAGGAGCATTAGCATCAGGCAATACCCCAGTTAAAGGTTGAGTTCCTAAGTTGATACCATTTGTACCGCTAATTGTAAAAGCCATTATACAATCACCCAGTTAGAGCCTGTTGGGACTGTCACAGTCACACCAGAGTTAATAGTAATAGTTCCTGCTGACATTGCATTACATCCATTAGTAATGGTGTGGTCAGCAGTGACTGTCTGTCCGTTCTCAAAGAATGGTCGACCTGTAATAGTCAATGGAGCAGTCATTGTGTCACCAGTTTTAGCCACAGCATTGGCTGTACTAAATGTTCCATAAGCGACAATCACTACTTCATCATTCAATGCACAAGGACTATTTAAGACAACAGAAGTACCATTAGAAGCAGTATAGTCTGTTGCTACTAACTTAACACCATTGATATAGACATCCAAGAACCCTACTGTGTAACCAGCAGAGAATGTTGTTTGTCCAGCAATAGCAATTACTTCATAAGTAGTTCTTGTTGCTGATACTATGGGTTCATTACCGATATAGCTCATTTAGACTCCAATGCTGTTAGTCTTGCTTCTAATGAAGTAATGATGGCTTGTTGTTCTTGGATTGCAGCAGTTAGTGTAGCTACTAGGAATGATGTATCAATACCTTGGTAAACAGGGTTTCCATCAGCATCTACTGCATCTTTTTCACCAGTAACACAGTCAGGAACTACTGCTTGTAGTTCGTGAGCAATAAAGCCTTGTGATGCTTCACCTGTTGATTTCCATGTATAAGTAACAGGTTTTAAAGCTGATACTGTAGCCAAAGCACCTGTCATTGGTGCAATGTTTTCTTTTAGGCGATAGTCTGAAGATGTTGCATAAGTTGTTGAAGAAGCATTGATTAAAATTTCACCAACACCGCCGCCTGATGAATTGAAGAAAGCACAAGCAGAACCTGTCGTTGATGATGACCTAAAAGCTATTGAATATTTTGATGCAGTTGCTGGTATGTGCATACAAGCAGTTCCAGTTGTGCTTGTAGTATTTAGCAACAAGTTACCAGAGCTATCTATTCTCATTCTCTCTGTGTTGTTAGTTCGAAGTGACATTACATTACTACCACCAGCATTAATAACACTTACTTCAGAACCACCACCGTTTACAAGCCATAAAGCTGCTTCATAAGCACTTGTTACCTGTGCTTTAACATTGACTGCTCCAGTTCTTTTAACTTCTAAATCAGCAGCAGGTGTACTAGTACCAATACCAACATTACCAGAGCTATCCCAAGTAGGTGCTCCAGTAGATAGTTTAGCAGGTGTTACAGCACTTGCAGCAATATCAGCAGTACCTACAGCACCATCAGCAATACTTTCTGTAGTGACAATACCTGATGCTAACTGAGTAGCTGTTTGTGGTTTAGTTCCTAGATAGCTCATTAGCTAATCTCCAAAACACTCACAATAACATCTAAAGAAGTAGCAGCACTAGACTGCACTTGAATAACATCACTAGCTTCTACTACTACTTTCTGGTCACCACCGATAGGAACTAACGAACCACCAACAGGTACAGTAGCATTCTTTACTAAGTATACTGTTGTAGCACCGCTAGTTAAAGTTACTGAAGCAGTTACTGAAGAAGTAGTTGTATTAGCTACAGTCATTCCAATAACAGTTGTTTGTGCACCTGTAGCACCTGTCAGCACAGTAGTAGCAGTAGCTCCTACATTAGCTGTAATATAGTTTTTAAATGTATTTGCCATGTTTTATCCTAATGCGATTGCTAAAGCCACTGCAGTACCTGCTGGGTCAGCACTGATTGTAGCCCAAGAAGTGTTAGTACCGTCTGTTGTTAAATATTTACCTGCATTACCTGTTTGACTAGGTGTATAACTAGCAGCTAATGTTGCTGAGTTGGCTGCAGCAGTAGCAGAGTTAGCAGCATTGGTTGCACTAGTGGCTGCATTGCTTGCTGATGTAGAAGCTGCTGATGCACTGTTACTAGCATTCGTAGCACTAGTAGATGCAGCACTTGCTGAGTTACTTGCACTTGTTGCAGAACTTGCTGCATTTGTTGCTGATGTACTTGCAGAACTTGCTGATCCGGCTGCAGCAGTAGCTGAAGATGCAGCATTAGTAGCTTGAGTAGTTGCTATTCCTGCTTGTGTTGTAGCAGTCGTTGCACTAGTAGATGCAATCGATGCACTGCTTGCCGCGTTAGTTGCAGAAGTAGACGCACTGGATGCAGAACTAGCTGCAGCAGTCTCTGAAGCACTCGCTGCCGATGCTGAGGAAGCAGCAGCAGTAGCAGAATTGCTTGCGTTGGTTGCTGAAGTATTCGCGGCAGTCGCTGAATTAGCGGCATTAGTCGCACTAGTAGAAGCACTAGAAGCTGAAGAACTAGCAGCAGAAGCAGATGAAGCTGCATTAGTAGCAGATGTACTAGCAGACGAAGCTGAACTAGCAGCGTTGGTAGCCGAAGTAGAAGCAGCACTCGCAGAGGAACTTGCAGCACTAGCCGCAGTTTCAGCATTTGTTTCAGCAGTTTCAGCATTTGTCTCCGCAGTCTCAGCGTTAGTCTTTGCAGTTTCTGCAGCTACCTTAGCAGCTACAGCCGCAACTCTTGCAGCCTCTGCAGCATCAGCGTCAGCTTGAACTTCTACAGCAAGTGTTCTAATTAAGGAAGCTTCACTAGCTGCGTCAGCTACAGCATCACCTGCTCCACCTGATCCTCTATAGATTGCCATTTAAACTTCCTCTGTTTGCTTAGTTTTCTTAGATTGTTTTATTTCTTCTTTTACTTCTGTGTATTCAGGATGTTCACGCATTGTTTTAATATCTTGTGCTGATGTGAACTCGAATACATTTCCGGTAGCATTGTCTTTGAACTTAGCCATTGAAACTCCTTGTCTTTATTAAAGACTCCGTAGAGCCCTTAAGAAAGACCCCTCCGAAGAGGGATCAACCTAGCTATTAAGCTGGTACTGCTAATGCTACAGCAGAACCGTCACGCAACTCTTTAACACCGAAGATTGTATCTGCAGTGAATAAGTTGCCCAACCACTCTTGCTTGTACTGAGTTTGTGTACGAACAGCTTGTTGCTCAGCAAGAACTGCGAAGTCCTTATGACCTAACAAGCAGATACGATCACCGTCAGTAGCTGCGTCAGCGTTGCTAGTTACGAATACTGGAATACCGTAAACGTTACCAACTTCACCGTTGCGGATTGTGTTTGCATTGCCAGCTTCACCAACAAAAGCTTGCTCAGTGAAACGAGAAATACCCATCAATGTGTTACGTGTTGATGGAGGAACGATCAAGAAACGACCATCCATTGGTACATCGTTGTCATCCAAACGTTGGATAGAGCGGCGGATAGCTGCATCAGTCAATGCACCAGCTGTACCAACATAAGCAGTTGTACCGTCAGCACCTGAGTAAGCACCAGTGTAAGCAGCTGTACCGTCACCACCGTTAACACCACGACCTAATTGAAGAATCATTGAGTCAACTTTACGAGCCAATGCATAACCAGCGTCATCAGTGTAGAACTGACGCATAGAAGCAAGAGCTTGAGTTTCAACGATGTCTTCGATCAAGATTGAGTATTCCCAGTGTTGATCGATGTTTACTACAACTTCAGTTGCTGTATCTGTGTTCAATGTAACTTGAGTAGATGCAGCTTTAGCGTTTGCTGAACCACGACCCGGTTTTGGAATGTGAACTGAGTCACCTTTTTTACCACGGAAGTTCAACTTCTTGATTAAGTTTGCAGCGATCAGATTTGCTTTGTATGTTGCAACAACCTCGTCTGACCAAATCTCTGGGATAAATTTATCACCAGTTGTTTTTGTTTGATGGTTAGTACCTAAAGCCATTTTTAAACTCCTAATTAATTAATGTTTATCGTACGCGACCTTCAGCATAAGCTTCCATGATATCATCTGCCATCATTTCATACCGTACTGGATCACGCATTTTCAAAGTGATAAGATCGACACGTTTATAAATAGGCTTAGAAGATTCACCTGAACCACCTTTAGGAACTGCAGCAGCTTTTAATGACTGACTACGCTTCTCTGATTCGGCTTTCTTAAGGGTTTCATCAGCAGCTTTGATAGTCTCTGTTTTGATATTCTTAAGTGCTTTGTAAGTACTTAATAGCTCATCAGCAGCATCAAAGTCAAAGTTATAAGCTTTAGCAAATAACTCTGTACGGATACGAGAAGCTTTAACCCACTCAGCAAAATCATCAGAACTAGCAATTTGATTATAATCAGGGTGTGCCTTCTCTAATCGTAACTGTGCAGCCTGTTGGGCTATAGCAGCTTGCTGTTCTTTAATGCTTTGAATTGTAGGATTGTTCTCGATCTGTTGATTAGTAGCCTTTGCAGGGTCTTCAAACCAATCGATTTCTTGCGTCTTTGCCTGTGGCTGCGTGTCTTGCTTAGCATTGAGTTGCTGCTTAATCACTTCATCCAACAATCTACGACTTTCACCTACCTCTTGTGCTTGTCTGCCAATTAGCTTTTCAGCTTCTTGATGCATCCTCGCTAGTTCTGCCGGTGTTTTACCTTTATACTTCGCAGGTAATTCATCTTCTGGGTCTGGAGTATTTACTGTATTATCAGGTTCTTCAGTACCAGCGTTTAGTTGTTGATTAAAGTTATCGAGATTTCCATCTTCTTGCAGGTCAATCATTTCAGCCATCATGCCTCCTGTCGCTTAGCGATTTTAGGATTTTAAAAATAGTTCGAGGTGGACGTAAAGACACCTTTGTGAACTTACTCTGCGTTTCTTTTTCTTTCCAGTGCCAGCTTCTCAGCTCTCACGCGATTCCACCGGTCATAACTCGTTGGATGTAACCCACTAAATGGTTCTAAATAGATCCCTGTGGGGGAAATAATGCGAGTCGCCATCTCGCCACACTCACTACACTGAACTTCTTTTGTGTTGGTATCAACGAAGTGTTCAGTTGTATGTGAATTCTCACATGTGAAATCATACATTCTACGAGGCATTATACTTCGCCTTCTTCTTGTAATCTTTCATATACTTCAGCACTAGCATCACGAAGATTCTTTAGCCAATTCATGATAGATACTTCTCCTTTCTTGAAGTGAAGCTGTTCTATCGTATTAACACCACTAAGATTGTCAGTGGCTGCTAACATTGTCTCTAGATCCTCTATCAAATCCTTCCACCCTTGGGTAGCCATCATTGAGAATCTATCTTCATAATACTTTTGTATTTCTTTATTCATCTTTTTCCTTGACTCGGAGATGAGTTTATGTTATAATAGTAATATTATATCATACTTTTATTAATTTGTCAAGCATTATTTGTTCTTTGTAGCCATTTGAATCATGGCAATCTTCTCATTAGATTGAATATCAGCTTCTGTTAAGGCTAATTCAGCTACCTTAGCTCTCTTAGCAAAGTCAGATTCATCACGAGCACCACGAGAGATTGCTCCTAGCATCTTAGCTTCTACTTCGACAGGGATGTATTGAGTTTCAACACCAACCTGTTGAGCTTCAGCTTGTGCCTTAGCAGCTTCTGCTTGAGTCTTGTTAAACTGTGCTTGAGCTGTAGCAACTTGTAGCTGTTTCATCTGTTCTGCAACAGGATCAGGCTGACTCATTTGTTGTAATGTAGCAACAATCTCATCTCTGTTTGACAAGCTTGATGATTTAATAATACCTTGTAACAATACAGGGGTAATTGGGCTGCTACCTAGAGTCTGCATCAAGCCAATCATCTGTTGTTGTTCATATTCACGAGCAACCATACCCATAGTTGATAGAGGGATAAAGTCTACATCTTTAACTGGATAACGCTCAGGATCAAACTGCATGAATCTCCAAGCTGCTTTCTTAATAAATGGTACAAGGAAGTCTTCTTGGAAATGAATCAAGGTACGCTTGTTCTTTTTCATCAATCCTGATAGAGCCATTGATAAACCCGCACCAGAGGCTTCACCAGCAGCTACTTGACCCGGCATAGCAGTGCTATCAATCGTGCCTGTGGCTTGTAATAACATAGCTTGGAAAGCATTAGCAGTCTGTAGGTTACCCGGATCTGTAGCACCAAACTTAAATGGCATCATAATCTCAGCTGGATTACCGTTAACCATGAAATTTTTACCTGCTTTTACTTCATACTTAGCACCACGTGGTAGACGAGTAGCGTCCATAGCCATCATAGGAGCTGTTGTAAGAGCTAAAGAGTCTAGATGAGCACGTACTTGTGCATCCATCGCCTTTTGCATGTTATAGCCCTTCTCAGCAGTACCTCTACCCCAGAATCTGCCGGGCATAGAGTCAGCTTGATAAGCTACAACAGGTCTATCATTCATCATATAAGGTGATTTCTCAGCCTTAAGTAGGTGTTGACCGTCTGCAATAACAACAATAGCCTCTACAAGGTCAGAATAGTCGTCCATTGCTGTGTCTTCAGGGAACAAATCGACTACTTCACCGTCATTTTCTTCTAACTTCTCAATGTATTCGCGAGGAACTAAGCCATAATAACGAATAACTGGGATCTTACCATCAATAAAGTTAGATTCTTCTTGTACTGGTTCTAAATCTGATGAGTTATATGAGGGTGCAATGTCACATTTACGATAAACACCGTCTTCAATACCCTTAATAATGGTGTGGAAAGACATGTATTCTTCGATTGCAACACCTAAAGAGTCCTCAATGCTTCGTGCATTAGGTTCAATTAAGAAGTTACGTGGGTTTACAGGATTTAAACTAACTAAAAACTTCTTCTTTTCCTGTACACCGATAGCTGCTACATCAGTTCCGGGGATAGGTTGTGTTGCAGGAGACAAAACTTTCTTCTCTTCAACAACAATTTCACCAATACCTGTACCATATAGCTCAGCTAGTAATACAATTTCATCTATAGCACGTTTAACTTTAGTTTGTTTAAAGTCTTCATGCATTTGATTCTTGATAAGTGCTACATCTGTAGGATCTTGGTCTGCTCTGTCGTCTTGAATGTCAAAGAATTCACCACGTCCAAACACTGCTTCACTGATCTCAGCTTGCTTAGATTCAATTGCTTGTTGCAAAGCTGGAGTAATGATACGTGATCTTTCTGAGTCACGCATTCTATCAGCAGAATCCCAAATACCTCGCCATAAGCGTTCGTATTCTTCCCATGTCTTAGTGTAGTTTACATCCCTATGGTTTCTCCACTGGTCTGTGTGATACGAAACAAACTCTACAATCTCTTTGTCAGATTCTGTTTCAGTATACATATCTACGTTTGTTGGATTTTCTGCCATGTTTATAGTCCTTGAATAGAAGATTGAGTAGGATCAGTATAAGCTAATCCTTTAAGTAGATCGCCTTTAACTTCTTGGAATCTAGATGGGTTCATCTCACCCGGTATGTTTCCTTGTGCAATCATGCGTTGACGTGCTGTATTTTCTGCTCTTTGAGCTGCAGTCATTTCTGAACTATTCATTGCTAAGTTAGCCCAGCCTTCACCTTCAACGTTTGTATATTTTTTAAATGCAGAACGATAACCTTCTTCTGCTAATGCTTTTGATTCTAATACACCACGTAGAGCAGGATATGCACCAGCTTTAGAGATAAACTTTTCAGCCATATCTTTGCTACCTAGTGTTCTAGATAGAACTTGTAGTGCATCTTCTGTTGGATTATCTGCAAGAGCTTTAATAGCTAACTGAGCATTGGCTGCATTGAAACCAACTTTAGGATTATCAGTTAACATCTTCACTAAGTCGTTACCAACTTGTGGACTCATTAAAGCTTTGTCTAGGAATTTCTTACCTGCTTGATAGTCAGGTTCTTCTGAGAGTCTAAGAGCAAAGTTCTCACCATATGTTAAGCCTTCTTTAGCTTGTACAAAGTGTTGTACTTCATGGAGAACTGTTTTCTTAAGACCATTATCTTTAACGTAAGGATGTGCTCTATTGATTGTTAGTACGTTAGCTACTGGATCAAAACCACCTGCAGAATTAGAATTAGGTTCATCCTTAAACTTTAGTTTTACATCAGCGATATCAGGATAAGCATTTTCTAATAAGTCAGCTTTAAAGATCTCTGAGAAACCTGCTTCTTTTACTTTATTAATATCACGTCCTGAACGTACTCTTACTGCATCATCAGGAATCTCATACATTGCTTTGTTAGCGTTTGTATCAATCTCTACACCTTTAGATAACCAGTCAGTGCTTCTTTCAAACTGAGTCTGTCCTAGCTGCTCTAAGTCCATACGAGCCATTGCTAAGTCTGCAGCTGAAACTCCTTGAGGCATACCAGCTTTCTCAAGATTACTTAAACCACCTTCACCAATCATCATCTTTGGTGTTAGGTCAGGAAACATACCACCTTCTAAAGGATTAGTTTGTTTCAATCCTTGGAGCATGTCCGTAGGATCAATACCGAAAATACCTTTAACAATTTTTAACATTTAATATCCTGATATCCAATCTAAGGGTTCAAGGTCTTCACTATTATCATCTGCAAAGTATGTAGTGACTGCGAGTTGATCAACATATGACAAAGCATCGATTAAGTCATCCTGTACTTGAGGAGTAGGGAACATTAACAACTGATCTCTAAACTCATCCCAATCTTCATCTTGATTCAGAGTTATCTTACCGTGCTCGAATCGTCCTTGTAATGACCAGACAATACGTTCTGTTTTCTTTTTACCACCGTGTGTTAAGTCAGTTATATGTGCGTAGACATTGTTTGCTCGCATCATATCGCTAAGATAAGGCATCACAGCATTTCTAGAAGTTCCTCTTTCAATTCCAGTGCCTACTGGTTGGAACTCTTTAATGTTCTTTAAAGTACGTTGAGCTGTCTCTTTAACATCCCATCGTCCATGTTCAATCTTCTTTATAAACCAGTTACCATCATCAGTAACCTTAACTACTGCAATAGCAGACTGGTCTAGCTTCTTCTGTCTTGCTTGTGAGTAGTTCTCATTTAAGAACCCTGAGAAGTCTAATCCAATATAATAAACACCACCATCAGGTTCTTCACCATACTTTAACCAACTCTCTTTAAAGATGTCAGTACCAGCATTATCAAAACTAGCTTCGTATTCCTGCTTAAAAGCAAAACTACTTAATGTCTTTTTAGCACCTTCAATCTCTTTAGGATCAATCAGTGGATTATCCTTAGTAGTGAAGTGCCAGCTTTTCCATTCTTCGTCCGTACCATTCAGACCTAGGTTATACATGTCGTAGAACCAGTTACGTCCTTTAGGTGTACCAATAAATAAAGCATTACCTTTTTTATCAGACAAAGCAGCACGTAGTACTTTTTCCCAAGTGTCAGCTTTGATGTCAGCTACCTCGTCCAATACTACGAATGTTAAACTAACACCACGTAATGTATCAGGACGGTCAGCACCTCGAACATAAATCTTAGCACCATTAATCAATGTAATATCCATGTTGTTAACATGACTACCACTGATTACATCTCTTCCAAGATCCATTAATAGATCCCAGATAATCTGTCTAGCTTGTCCTTGAGTAGGAGCTACATACATCACTGCAGAGCCGGGAGGACACTTTAAACCCTCAACCAACAACGCTACTGCAGACAGTCTAGACTTACCACAACGTCTACCAGCAACAATTACTTTAAATCTAGTCTTATCGCTGTAGACTTCTTTTTGCCAAGGCAACAGTTCAAAATTAAGATTCATCGTATTCTACATCCGTGAACTCAATGTTTGGAACAACTTCTGCTGCTTCTACTTTGGCATCACCAATTCCAGTGATGTTAATGGTTACAGCATTTCGCTGACCTTTAGCATCTTTCTCGAATAGTGATGTTGGTAACACACGATCCATACACATCTTCAATGCAGCCATCTGACCACTATGTGTATCATCCATAGCAATAGAGACAATCTTGTTGATTACCTTATCACCAGTTGTAGATAACAATCGTGCTTTTAATTCTTGGATTCTACCTGTATCACCTTGTGGACGACCTACAGTTCCCGGTTTCTTCTTTGACTCAATCAAAGCTTTAGGTGGTCTTCCTCTGCGAGGCTTTACTACTGTTTCATCCATTCTTTACCCTTATAGGAGAATATTATATAATTATATAAGTTCTTAAGTAGTTCATAGTTATTATCATTGTTATCTACTTAAAAACCATTACTAAGTAATATTATAACATACTTTTAAACTTTTGTCAAGTCTTTTGAAAAGAATATTTTTTCATATAGACAACAAGAATTATAATTATAGACAATAAGCATATCTCTTAGTTCCCTTGTGAGCATCTTGCGGGGTTTACTTATGAGCTTCTTAGCCTCTCCGCAAGTCCTTACAGTGCACATTTTAGCTCCTATATCTAGTGTCTTTATTTATTATGACTACTACTAATAGTATATCATTGTAAGTCATTGATTATAATCATTA